TTACAATACTGAATCACAAACTAGGCTAGATGCCACTAATAGCTTAAATTTGCCTATTTATACAAAGCAAATAGCTCCTTTATTAGATTGGACAGCTTATGCCATTTATGGTGTAACTAGACCTAGCCTTGGCTCTCCTGCTCAATTTTCACCTTTAGGTGTATATGACACAGTTCCTTATGACACTACAGCTTATACGCAAAATATAACAACTGGCACAAATAGCTATTATATTGTTGATGATGATGTTTTTAAGCGTATTTTGACTTGGAACTTCTATAAAGGTGATGGCTTTCAATACACTACACAATGGTTAAAGCGTAGAGTTAAAAGATTTTTGTTAGGCATTGATGGAATTGATTTTCCTATAGATGAAACTTATAAAATTAGCGTTGTTTATAGCTCAAATAATACAATCACAATTACAATACCTGATTATGCTATTGCCCCTATTTTTGTTTCAGCTTTGGAATCTGGGGTATTGAATCTTCCATTTCAATATAACTACATAGTAGTTATTTCTACAGGGATAGTTTCTTGGGAAAATGATGCTAGCGTTCCTGTTGGATGGGTAAATAATTTTAGTGATCCTATTGGTTGGTACACTCCTGTTTAAAGGAAATATTTATGTCAGTTCCGTATACTTTTGCTTCTGCTACATCACCAATTCCTTTATCAGAATTAGATGATAATTTTGCTACTGGAATTACTTTAGGTGGAACTACAGTCTATTTAGGCGGAACATACCCTGCTTTTCAAACCTCGGGTTATTCTGGTTATAGTGGTAGTGGCACAAGTGGCTATTCAGGAAAATCTGGATACTCTGGAATTGGATTTTCAGGTGGTTCTGGCGCATCAGGCTATTCTGGATATAGCGGAATTGGATTTTCAGGTGGTTCTGGCGCATCAGGTTATTCTGGATATAGCGGATTATCTGGATATTCAGGATCGGGAATTTCAGGCTATTCTGGATCAGGAATAAGTGGTTTTTCTGGTTATAGCGGTTTGCCCGGTGCGGCTATTGTTATTAAAGGCACAGTTGCAAATTCAGCCGCATTACCCTCAACAGGAAATACAATTAATGATGCTTATGTAACATCAGATACAGGTGACCTTTGGGTTTGGAATGGAACATCTTGGGCTGATATTGGACAATTTGTAGGATATTCTGGCTATTCTGGCATAAGCGGTTATAGTGGTATTTCTGGATATAGCGGTGTAGGAACATCTGGTTTTAGTGGATATTCTGGAACTTCTGGAACTTCTGGAACTTCTGGGTATTCTGGTTACAGCGGTATAGGTACATCAGGCTATTCGGGATTTGGTATTAGCGGTTATAGCGGATCAGGGATTTCTGGTTATAGCGGAAATTCTGGCATTTCTGGCTATTCAGGATTTAACGGAATAAGCGGATTTTCAGGTTATTCAGGTACAAGTGGATTTAACGGATATAGCGGTATTAGCGGAACAAATGGAACTAATGGCATTTCTGTTAGTGGATATTCTGGTTATAGCGGTTTTTCTGGCTATAGCGGTGTATTGGGATTAACCAATTATTCAATAACAGAATCTGGTGGCAAACTAATATTTAAATATGGTGCTACAACTATCGCATCATTAGATTCTTCTGGTAATTTTACAACTTTAGCCGCAGTAAACTCTGCTGGCACACCTTAATTTTTAGGAGTTAATTTATGTCAACATCAATGGGTAGTACAGGAGTTACATTTCCTGATTCAACAACACAAACAACAGCTTTTACAGGGGGTGGAGTAACTTCAGCGGTTGCTGGTAATGGTGTGGCAGTATCAGGAGCTACTGGTGCGGTTACATTTAGCGTGTCTGCCCCTTCTGCTAATTCTGTTGGAAGTTATTGTTTTGCATCGATTCAAGCTTATCAAGCTAATTGGACTTTTGGTGGTAATTATTCTGTTGGAACAACAAGTCAACAAATACAATTATGGGCAAATGCAGATGGTACTACTGGTGGCACTGTAACAGGCTCAATTTCTGGTACTTGGAAATGGATGGGTTTAGGTACTAATTCATCTGGTGGTGGTCAAGCCTCATCTGCTTTTGGTATCGCTGTTCGTGTCGCTTAAAGGAAAATAAAATGTTAACTATTGAATATGCAAAAGACCCTATTTGGAATGATGAAGCTCATACAGCAATTCATTTAACTGTTAAGTTTGTAGAAATTCCAGAGGAATTACCTTTTACAGCAACTCCTAATGACCCTATGCCTTATGGCGTTGTTTTATACAATAACGCATTGGCGGGTGATTATGGAACTATTGCTCCTTATGTACCGCCTCCAGCACCTATTCCAACTGCATAATGACTTACGGAATTTATCCTAATAGCACTCCTGAATTTCGGATGTTTCAAAAAGAAGATGGAACAATGGAAATGCAAGTGCGATATATAAATACTCTTATGAACTATGTAGGCAAATGGATGCCAGTTAAAATGGAACAAGAAAATGGTAAGTTTCACGAAATCGAAGCATTAGAAGATGGCACAGTATTTGTAAATGTATTTTCCGAAGGTAAGTATTAAATTTAGCTGTTTTTAGCTACAATATGTAAAATCGCTTGGTGATGCAAGCGGAAATGTTTAAGGGAAACTTATGACAGTTCAGCTTTATGCCAATAATGCAAAAACAACGCTGGCATCACCTATTAATGCTACTCAGACTACCATTACAGTAGCTCCCGGAACAGGTGCGCTTTTTCCAAATCCTGCTTCTGGTCAAGCATTTATGGTTACCTTAGTTAGTGCCGCTTCATCTACAACCTATGAAATTTGCCTTTGCAATGGAAGATCAGGCGATACTTTATCGGTAGTTAGAGGTCAAGAAGGAACTTCTGGAACGCCTTTTTTACTAAATGATATTGTTGGTAATTTTGATACTGCTGGCGTAATGGATGGATTGGTTCAATCTGTTCAGCTTCAAAATCAATATTATCTATTTGGAGTAGCTGGTGGATCAGCAAACGCTTTAACCGCTAATATTCCTTCGTCTTTAACTGCGCTTCCTAACGGAATGTCTATTGTTATTCAGTCTGCTTTTGCCAATACTGGGGCAACTACTTTAAATTTAACTTTAGGATCTACAGCAACAGGGGTTTTGCCTGTTCTTTCTGTAAATGCTACAGCCCTTATTGGCGGTGAAATTCCTTCTTCTGGATACCCAATTACTTTAAGTTATAGCTCTACCTATAATGCGTGGGTTCTTACTAATGGAAGTATTAATTTAAATATTTATGCTTTAATTAATAGTCAAACATTTACTGGAACTCCTAGAGTTCCAACACCAGCAATTAATGACAATAGTACTATTATTGCCAATACAGCTTATGTAAAAAACAATTTAGCTAACTATGCACCACTTTATAGCCCAAATTTAACTGGTATTCCAACAGTTCCAACAGCTTCAAATGGTACAAGTACTACTCAAATAGCTTCTACTGCTTTTGTTGAAAATGCTGTTTCAACTGTCCCTGTTTTAGGATCGACTTGGACTAATTACACAGGGATAAAAACTTCTTTTACTACCTACACAAATACAACTGGTAAATACATTCAAGCATTTTGTAATTCTGGCTGTAATGGCGGTGGTAATGGTTCTATTTGGATCAATGGAAATCAAGTAGCTAATTGGGCGGCACAGTTTAATGGATGCGGTGGTTATAGCTGTAATATGGCGGCAATTATTCCACCCGGAGCTACTTATTACATTAGCTCTAGTGGATCAGTCAATTCATGGTGGGAGCTAGTTTAATGAAACATTTTGTAGACGAAAATAATATTGTTCATGCTTATCCAAAAGATGGATCTCAAAATCATTTAATTGGTAATAAAAAAGAAATTACTATTGAAGAAAGAGAAGCTTTAATTCTTCAAAAACAACAATCTGATTTTGATGCACAAGATTGGTATAGAAAACGCATTTATAGCTATCCCGATATTGGTGATTTTATTGATGCTTATATTACTGATAACAAAGAAGCAATGGAAGAATATAAACAAAAATGCCTAGAAATTAAGGCTAAATATCCAAAACCTGAAGGATTTTAACTATGACATACAACTATGGTAGCCCCATTACAGGCACTCTTACTGGAACTACTTTAGAAGTATTAGTTCCTAATTTGGTTTATCCAGCAACAATTGTACTTAACTCCGCTGATGCCAGCAGAGGAATTCAATTATCTTTAGATAATGGAGTTACTTATTATGCAAAAGTAACTCCTACTGGAACTGCAACAGGTCAAATTTACTATGTTTTGACTTTCCCAATTACAAAAATTAAATTTACTGGCGTAGCAAACGACACTTATAGCATTCTTTAATAGTATTACTTAGGGTTTACCATGACTATTTTACTTTTTGCTAACCAAGCGCAAACTACTCTTGCATTACCAGTAACCCCTTCTGATACCACTATTTATTTGGCTAGTGGTACTGGAGAGTACTTTCCTAATCCAGAAATTGGTCAAGCATTTAAACTTACTTTAGTTAATTCTACAAACGCATTAATAAACGAAATTGTTTTAGTAACCGCCAGAACAGGTGATGTTTTAACAGTTATTCGTGGAGATGAAGGTACTATTCCTCAAGCATGGGCTTTTGGTTCTTTTGCAGTTAACTTAGATACTGCTGGTTCTTCAGATGCTTTTGTTCAAACTTATGGTCTAGAAAACCATCTTTATTCTGCTTATTTGCAAAATATGAGGGCTACTACAGGACAAGTTGATTCTGTTCCTATAAACCCTACTGATTTAGTAAATAAAGAATATGCCGACTATTTAGTTCAAGGCATGACACCAAAAGCAGAATCTCAATGTGCCACAACAACAGTTGCACAAGGCGGTGGCAATATTGCTTTATTTGGTTTGCAAATTATTGATGGTTATCAAACTGTAAATGGGGATCGTGTTTTGGTCAAAGACCAAGACAGCCCTGCTCAAAATGGTATTTATGTAGCTAGTTCTGATGTATGGGTTAGAACAGCAGATATGAATGTTTGGTCAGAAGTGCCAAGTGCTTTTACTTTTGTTCAATATGGTACATATAACACAAATACTGGCTGGGTAGCTCTTGCTCCAGTAGAGGGAACAATTAATGTAACCCCCATTATTTGGACACAATTTTCTGGATTTGGTATTTCTGGTTACTCTGGTTTTTCTGGCTACTCAGGATATTCAGGATTTTCTGGCATTTCTGGATATAGTGGATCAGGCGTATCAGGCTATTCTGGTTTTAGTGGAATTAGTGGCTATTCTGGCTGGTCAGGAATTTCAGGATTTAGTGGTCAATCAGGCTACTCTGGAATTTCTGGCTACTCTGGATCAGGCGTATCAGGATTTAGCGGTATCTCTGGATATAGCGGTTATAGCGGAATAAGTGGTTTTAGTGGCTATTCTGGAATTTCAGGTTACTCTGGAATAAGTGGTTATAGTGGAATTTCTGGATATTCAGGAAGCGGTGTTTCTGGATATAGTGGTTTTAGTGGCATAAGTGGGTATAGTGGTTTTTCTGGTATTTCAGGGTATTCTGGTTTTTCT